CACCCAGCACAGTCTTTTTCAGATGGCCTTCCATTGAAAAGCCCGAGGTTGCAAACTCCTCCGAACTTGTGAATGCAGCTCATTATTCCCACTCCAGTGTCGTGCTGTTTGATCCGCTTAACGTTCCAGACGCGATGAAACCGATCGACACATCAGTGACAGGGTTCGTGTCGATCCTCGTCATTCCGGTTGAGTAGGTTTCGCCGTTGTAGCAGGGCCAAATGTTTTCAGAGGTTTCAAATGTCGGATCAAATCCATAAGCGTTGATCCACCTCTCGACCTCTTCGCCTCGCAAAGGTCGCCTTTGGCATCCGCCAGAAAAGTAGTAGTCGAAACCATAGGCTGCGATCGCATTGCCAAGAGGTCCTCCAGTGATGCTACTCCCGAAAGCCCTTGGATCAAAATTTGCAACAAGGTCTCCGACTTCACAACTGCCATCTTGAGTTCTGTTGATCAAAAAAATCATCTGACGCTGCAAAGGTAAAACTTGGCCGTTCCACTCTCCAGCGTCTTCATAATGGTTTAGGTAAGTTTTGCAGTCAGTCTCAACACGAAACTCGCCAAAGATTCCTGGTCCACCTTGGCTCGAAAACGAGACTACGAAAGCACAACCTTCTAGGTCTTCTTCTTCAATTTCAGAGCAATAAATATCAAACCCACTACCAGGAGGCTGCTGCTTGAAGTCTCTGATTGAAATCCCTACATCCACTGGATACGTTCCAGCAGCGTCTCCCTCAAACGACAAAGAACAGCCTTGCCCACCGTTGGTGCTTTCGGCCCCTGGTGCGCTAAATTGACACCGGCAGACATGAGATGCGCGACAGATCACATTGGAGACAGGAGGGTCTCCACTAGACAGATCCCAAGTCACAGTGCCTGTCAGGCTTGTGTTCTGTGTGACATTCGTCGACTGGTTGTATGGCGATCCGCCTCCGACGCCGCTGTTTCCGTTCCAGTTTGGGTTCTGCTTGTAATGAATCACTGACCCAGAGGCTTCGGCGGTTGCGTTGACGTTGAGCGTCACTGTCGATGGATTGCTATCGCAGCACCCTGGGATGCCGTCGCCTCCATCACCACCGCCATCGTCTGAGTCGTCGTCACAGCAACAGATCGAAAGATAGGAAGTCACGGGTCATCTCCATCGTCGTCGTCGCCAACAGATCCACAATTCACATCAAGCCGAGGAAGTCCGGATCTATATCTGAACTTCTTGCCTTCTCCGAATGTGGTCTGGTTGTATTCGATCACAGTGTTAACTTCCAAGGGCCTAGCAGTTGCGTTTGCGCCTGATGGCATTCCTGGAATGTTTTCGTTTTGAGCTGGTGCAGCAAAGTCTGCAAGTACGAAAGTGGCACCAACCTGGAGGGTCGGAAGCTGTGTCTCGTTTTCAATGAACTTGATTTCTCTTGCGGTGTAGGAGTACGCGCTGACGCTTTCCATGCCTTTGCCGTCAACATCTTCAACTGAAAAAGAAGTAGCCTCCGAACCGGCACTTACAATCACACACAGACCTCGCGTCGTGAAGTTTCCCAACGGGAACAACACGAAAGAATTCTTTGCGTCAGTGCGTCTGTAAGAAACAAGAATGGCGTAGCCGCTGCTGAACGATTCATCCAAGCAAATTGCGTAGCCTTCACCTTCCTCGTTGGGTCCCTTCCTGGGTGATGCGTCAGCTTGGACATCATCAAAATCAGGCTGACCCTCGGTCGCCAGTGTGTCCTGCTCGAACATATACCCATCGGACTCGCCTCGAATGAGGACCTGCTCCCATGAGTATCGAGTCGCTTCCGTTGGCTCTTCGTCCTTTTCTGGCACTATTTCTTTTGCAATGACCAGCGTCAACTCGACAGGATCGAATCGCTGTGATTTAGAAATAGAAGCCGACTCAATCAAAGGCCGCAAAGCGTCCAGCCTTTTGAAGGCTTCATTGATTGTCTGGTAGTCAATTGGTCCGATGCCACCCTTGTGGAATCGAGGCAGGTCAGCCATTTCCGTCTCCTCTCACCTTCACCGATATACCGTACAAGGTCAGAACAATTGAGCTGGCAGCACTTGAAACTGCGGTCAGCTTGTCGCCAGGCTCAAGGTAGATCCTGGCCTTCAACTCAGAAGACTTACCGCTGCTGACACTTGTGCCTGCCATCAGCGTGAAGTTGCTCGTGGCCGCAGCGTCACCGGCTGGCACATGATGCAGGTCGAAGGTTTGAGTGCCTCCGCTAGTGTTCGCAAAGAACAACTGCTCAATCTCGATCCTCTCATTCACAGCAGCTTCGACGACTGTCTTGACCCCAATTGTGAGGTGACCAATGGTGAACCTTTTCTTCATGGCGAGAGAATCCGATACTGGACATCGACGGCTGCGGTGTTCGCTCGACCGAATGGGGCTGCGGTTCCAATTCTTCCGACAGCATACTCTCCAGCCAGCAGCTTAAAGAAGGGATGGAACGTACCGCCGACCTGGATTCCAATCTCAACGAAGTTGGTCTCATCCAAGTTTCGGAAGAAGAAGATTCCTCCGTTGGTCACATCAGTGACGCCGAAGGCTTCCCCTTGGGCCGCACCTCCTGAGTGATCGATTGACTGCACCCCTCCATCACCCAGGGCGCTAGACAAATCAATCGATATCGATCCAGGCGTGAAGGCTTCGGTCAGGTTGCCTTTGCGAATGTTGATCTGCGCGTTGAAGTTGATTTCGTCAGCCATTTGTTCCTCAGAAGTTTCTTGAGATGAGATTGAAGTTTGTGGTTCTCGGAAACGGCTGTACGAAGGAAACGGTCAAAGCCTTCCCTTCATTGTTTGGGTCAGGCTTGGGTTTCATGTCTGGTGGTTCAATGAGCGGCTCTTGCTGGAGGTGCATGAACTCATCTTCAACAAAAGAATGACTGACCTGGTAGACCGTCAGGCCAGTCCTTCGGATTGATGCGCCTCGATAAAGCAATGTACCGGCAGGGCTTCCGAAGAACTTGCGGATGTTTCGCGTAAACCTGAAACTTCGGTAGACATCAAGATCCGGATTGACGACTGTTTCAGTCACGGTGATTTCTTGAATGTTCCGCTGCAAGGATGTCGGGACACCAGCGGCGTCTATTGAATCGCCTTCGATGTCGACTCCAAGTTCGGGGTCACCTAATTCGGGAATGATTGGATCTGATCGATACGCAGGATTGAATTCTGCGCGAATCTCTGCACTGATCTCGACATACGAAACTTCATTCGGAAGGACTTCAGGAACTGGCTGAGGCGGCCCGGCAGCGAATCCGGTGCTGATTACTTCATAACTCCAGACGACCTTCCAGAGATCAGTGTGGCCAGCTTCCTTCTGTATGTTGAAGTCTTTGGCGACCATGCCAGGAAAGTCTGGGTGTGCTTCACCTTTTCCTGGAAGGCGCACTCCACTGACTGTTTGACCAAGAGCATCAAACAAAGATCCAGCGTCCGCGTATCCGCTTGCATGGAAGACGCGAGTACCACCGCCGCGTCCACCGCTAGTCTGGAACGATCTAGATTCGAGCGCTTCAATAATCTCAGGCAAGGTCCACCACGTTTTCTCCTCCGCCTGCTGTGTTCTTGGCGATCTGCTCGAGTATCTCTTGCGACTTTTTCGAAATCGAGTTTAAGAGCTTGGCTTCGTTCATGGCTCCGACCTGCGAAGCCGTCGTGAAGGATCCTCCAGCAGTGTTGAACGAACTGACTGCGCTGGCTGCTGTCCCGATCGACTTGCCCCTGGCAGTCGCCAGTTCGTCCTCTGCGGCAGCCTGCTCTGCGGACTGCTTCTTCATCTCCTCCATCAGTTTCATCTGATCCTCAAGGGCGTGCGACTCTTCAGTCAGTGCGCGGAGTTTGTTGTGATGCTCGGCAATCTCATCCGCAAGCAGCTCCTGGTTGTTTCTGCGTGCCTCTTCAATTTCCTTTTCAAACGACAAGCTCAACTCATACAGCTCTAAGCGACGGTTAAACTTTTGGAGACCCTCTTCGTCGCCTTGCAATCCGATCCGAATGTTCTTGGCTCTTGCGCCTCTCAGGCTGTCCTCGGCCTCGACTCTTCTGTTTGTCACGACCATCGCAGCCGCTTCGGCTTCGGCGACGGCTTCACGCTGTGCCGCAGCCAGTTCCTTCATGAGTTCGACTGTCCGTTCTCTTTCAGCGTTCTCGTGGTCGATTACTGCTTGCAGTCTTTGCTGGTGTTTGATCTTCTGCCTGGTTCGTTTTGCTACTTCGGCTTGACCTTTTGCTCGTTCCGCCTGCTCTCTTTCGAACTCGTTTGCTCCTAAACCGGCACCAAGCAAGTCCATCAGCGAACCCAAGATTGGGACAGATCGCATCGTCTGCTGTAGCGACTCAATGATGCTCATGCCCAAGCCAATGCCTGCCTCGTCTCCACCCTCTGACACTCGCTTCGTGATCACCTTCAGGACATTGTCGACAGCGGCGACCGCAAGTCCGATGGATGCTGCTGCTGCAATTCTGCTAGCGAACGCCTTCATGCCAGCGGCTGCCATCTTTCCAGCCTTGGTCTTCATTGTTTTTGCTTGGACATCCATGTGCTGACTCATTGCGACGTTCGCCTGCAACACCTCGCGATTCGTCGCGTCAATCATCTTCTTGTGCTGAGCCTCGACCTGGGCGGCAGTCTTTGCCATCTTGGCCTCTAGCTCATTGAGTGCGGCCTTGAACTTTTCAGTCGTCGCCAGGATGTCGACGTTGATCTTGTACTGTTCGGATGCCATGTCATTGCCTCATCTGACGCTCGACGTGCGCTCGGTGGTCGTGTGAGTGATCGCTAGGCGCACCATTCTCGGCTTCGAGAATCTTGGGAATCATTTGGAGATACGAATTGAATTCGTCGATCGGCAACATCAGAGGATTCCCTAAGCCAGGCAGAAGCCTGGCGACCCATGCCGCTTCCTCCATCAGGTCGCGGCCTCGCTTTGATCCTTTGCGTTTCCCTCTGCACTGCCTTCTGTCGATGCGAGTTCATCCCAATCGACTCCGAGGCAACCGACCGCGATCTCAATGATCTGCTCGATCTTCAGCTCTTCAAACTCAGAAGGGAAGTCGCCGGTCGCTTGCTTGATCACTTCCTTTGCGCCTTGTGCAGTCAGCGCCCATCGGACCACGTTCATCGTGTGACCTTTGGTCTCTCTGTGTTGCTTGAGTGCTTCCAGCGTCACCTCGTCAGATGCGTTCGAATCTTTGAGGTCTTCAAGAATCTCAGACCTTGATTCATTCCAGACAAGCGCAGACATCTCGATGACTTGAGCGACGGAGAGAAGTGGGACCTTTACAAGTGACCCATGGACCTTGACTGTTTTCGCAGGCATTTCAATCATCCTTTCTGAATGATTCCGAACGGTGAAACCTTGACGCTTTTCGAAACTCTTTCAGGTTCGATTGACTTGAGCATTGATTGATCGAGAATCTTGGCGTGAGCCAGAGCGCGATTGACAGCGTCTGATTCATCAAGCGTTCCAGGGCTGACCCTCACGATGCGCTCGGTGTCGTCTGCGAAAACAAGACGCACCCTCCAGTCTTGCATTGTTGGGACAAGGAGGCCGCTGCGAATCAAATCATCTCTTCCGCTGATCATCAGCTTTCGTCCCAGCTCACTGTCGGCGCAGTGCTTTGATTCATTTCAAAGTTGAACGTTACAGTGCTTGCGCCATCCTGAGAAACACCAAAGGAGAACGAATTGAACACCGCTGCGAATTGAATCGAAGAAGTCGCGCTGGTGAAGAGCTGGATTGTCGAACCTCCGCGATCGTTCAAGGCCGTCCCCGTGTGCTTGATGGGAGCAAGACTTCCATCTGCGTCAGTGCCTGAACCGTTGTCATACACTGGGAAACCGCCAGCAGATCCAGTCACATCCAGCAAACTGGACGCTCTGCGGTTGTGGCAACCGCTCGCAGCTCCGAACGCAGTGATGACTTGGGTGCTTCTTGTCAGGTTCGCGCTCCAAGTGTTGAGCGCGGCATTGAAGCCTGTACCCATCGACGCATTTCCATCAGATCCAACTGCAACAGCCATGGGAATTCTCCAAAGGGGTCAGGCTTCAAACCAAGTGAACACTGGAGCGTTCGCATCGGCTAGCTCGAAGTTAAAGGAAAGACTTGCGTCTCCGTCTTGTGTCGCTCCAATTGCAACCGAACTGAAAACAGCATCAAACTCCAGAGAACACTCTGCTACGTTTGAGGCAATGCTGTTCCAGAACAAGGAAACACTGCCAGCATTTGCTCCGCTTGTTCCTACGAAAAGAGACAGCGGGTCAGTTGTTGAGGCGTCGTAGTTCGGGAAGCCTCCTGCCGATCCAGTGATGTCGAACAGGCTCGAGGCGACTCGAGTAGTCCCAACCTGGCTGAACCCACTGACCGCAGTCGTCGACCTTGTGATTGAACATGACCAAGTGTTCAGAGTGCCGACGTATCCGGTCGGCAGAACAACCTTGCCGTCTGATCCAATTGCTACTGTGCTTCCCATTCCGAACTCCTGTCAAGAGGTTGAGGTCGCCACGATTTGAAAGGTCGACTCAATTTGAATCAGCTCGTCGTCGATCTGAGGAACGCCGCGAGTGACGCCCCTGACGAATCCACGGTCATGATTTGCTACTACCAAACTTTCTTCGTCCATGTGTTCGAATAGCAGCTTCTCGATATCAACTATCGAATCAGGGCCGCTTTCCGCCTTGTTGAAGATCGCCACAGATATCGATCCGATTTGCTGCACCCTCCCATCGAAGAACCTGTTGGTATCAATTCCCTGGAGGTTGTAAATGCAGAGCGGAAATGTCGCATTCGCTGGACCCTCGAGCGCGTACACCCTTCCTCCGACTGCATCATAGAAGTCGTTGTAGTCAGGAGGAGACGCGCCGTCATTTGAGACGAGCCTGCCATACACAGCTTTCATCAACTCGACGGTCATGTCAGCGTCCTCATTCTTCCTGGTTTGGCCATGCTCTTGAAGGTTCGAACGAACTTGCGCATGTGCAACGGAATTCGCTTCTTCGTTTTGTTGACCTGACGAATCACGAATGGACGAGGCTTCAGGAAGCCAGGCTTTGTCTTCTTGAATTTGGCCGCGTTCGGATGGGACTTGCGAACATATACAATCTTCCCTTCCTTTGCGTTGTAAAAATACGGCTGACCACCTGGCAACTTTGCACCAAATTCAAGAGGTCGTGCGTACGGCGCGTCGACGTGAACAGTGCCAAAGAGAAGACCGTTGCTGTCCACGATCTTTGTCAGAAGCACGGACCGGCCCAGGTTGCCAGTACGCTTCCGAGGGTTCTGTCCGGCCTTTGAGCTGGGAGGACTTGCCTTGTTGATTGACCTCTTGATCCCGTTCTGAACCTCTCGCTGGATCCCTTCAAGAATTGCGCTCATGCCTGAGTCGACCACATCTTTCAGGTCTAACGGGTTGAAGTCAGTGGTGAAAATTTTCACGACAGCACCTGGTCGGCTTGGACGTTGACGTATGAGATCGAATCCAAGCGAGGACGCTCGTGCGGTGTTCTGACAGACCTGACGACGAACTCGTCAGACCCGTATTGAATTCGATCATTCAGGCTAATCGTCGTTCCTGACTTGAAGAAAAACGTCGCTGACTTCGCTGCGTTCTCTCGGCCACCAACGACTGCGTCGGAGGTGCTTTCTATTTGGACCAAGGCTTTCATCGCATCTGAGTATGTATACGTCTCAATCGACCCACCGACAGCGTCAGATGCAACAGACCTGGTTCCTCGCTGAACGACTTTTCCATACCTGTCGATCATGCTTGCGATGCTCATCGGACGTTCCTGTATCCATCAAGAAGATGCGCTCTTTCCTCTGCGTAGTTCACTGATTGCTTCTTGGTGTACGAATAGTCGCCCAGGCTTTCGGTACTCAGGAGCCTGTCTTGCAGACGAGTCTGGTACATCTCCGCAGCGATTTCAATACAAGCTCGCTTCAGATCTTCCGGAACAGTCACATATCCTGCCTCGTATTCTACGAAGATCGGATAAAAGCCTCGCGGGAATCTGTTGGTGTCCCGCATTTTGCTGTCGTAGTGCGGGAACCGATCCGATCTCATGTGGATCAAGGCCCTGTCAATGTCTAGTCGATACTCGCTGACGTTGTCCTTCGGGTACTCGACAGAAAGCACTGCATTGATGACTCCGCGACCTCCGAATCTATACATCGATCGGCTGTATGCGTTGGCCGTAAGGCTTGCACTCCAACCGCTCACGCCGCTATTGACCTGAGCAACAAGCAAGGCCGTCGTCTTGTACGTCGAGAAAGCCAGAGACGAACTTGTTTCGGTTCCGTCGCTTGCGATCTTCGTCAACTTAAGGCTGGAGCCGTCGTTCTCTACAGTCGCGAGTACGTCGCTGGATGCGGTGTCGCTTTGCAGAGTGAAAGCGACTGCTGGCCCAAACGCCACGGTCTTGATGCTGACGACTGGGAAGTGATCCAGGGAAAGGGTCTTCCCTCCGCCTGGCATTGCGAACTCGTAATGAGTCCGGCTTGCGAACTTCCTGTCACAGTAGGTCTCAATGATCGCAGTAGCGCGATCGATTGATGCCTCTAGCGCGACATCGGAATCCGTCTCGGTAATCTCAAGCCAGGACTTCAGTTCTGCAAGCGTTGCGAGTGCGTAGGTTCCGACTGCCACGATTTACCTCCTAGACCTCTTCGCCGATCGGCGGCCACCAGCCGAAGCCAGTGGCCGCCGATACAGAAAGGAGGATCATCAGACCGCAAGGACTTCGTCAGCACCTTGGCTGGCGGCAGTGTTTGCGACCTCATCACCACGCGAGAGGATGCAGAAGATGGCTGCAAAGGTTCCAGCAGAACCATTCCCAGCCGTCGCCGTCACATCCAAGTATCGCTTTCGACCAACGAGGTTGATCTGAGCGACCTGGAACGTGTTGTCATCGTCGGCACTCGGCAGCGCCGATGTGCTTCCGTCGATGTTGGTGTCAGAACCCCAAGTGAGACCAGAGATGTCCGCATGGCCTGAGCCAGCGGTATCCGACTGAGTAACCTTGAGAGCAGTCATTGCGATGTCAGTCGCACCGATATAAACCACGATGGTGGCGTAGTCGTAGCCAAGAGTATCGATCTCGGCGGTAGTGTACGAAGCATTATCGACGATCGCCGCCGGAGGCGTGACGTTGATGAACTTTGTGTCCTGTGCATGAATCATGGGAAGTGCTTTCTTGAGTGTGGGGTGACCGGCCACTGACCGGCCACCCCTACTGTCTGCCTAGATCAGGCGGAATCGTTGAGAAGGTTGAGTGCAACGAGCGGGCCAGCCTCGGTCGAACTGCCGGTGTCGTGGCAGTTGATATCGAAGCGTTCGGTTCCGCGAACTGCGATCTCGTCCTGCTCGAACACATCCATTGCCTGGTCGCTGACCTGAATCGAAGTCGATCGACGATCTCCGAAAGACACAGCAGAACTCATGTCTCCGAAGTAGCCGATGCGAAGCGTGTCAGTCAGGGTCGAAAGGTTCGGGAGAACCTGCGAGAAGACCACGGGATACCCGAACAACTGCGGGACAACCTTGTCGTTCAAGATCTCGGTCGAAGTCACGCCTCCAGCGTTGAGGGCGCGGTTCTGGACGAGATCGTGATACACCGTCTTGTGGAAGTACCACTTCGCGTTCTTGTTGTCGGCGTACTGAGGAAGTGCCGCCATTGCTCGCATAAGCGACTCAACGGTGATCACGGCCTGCGCACCTGCAAGGGTGTCAGCCCCCATCTCACCAGTCGCAACGACTGAGGCCGAACCCATTGCACCGACGAGGCCGTTGATGCCGCCGTAGGTGCTGGTTCCGTCACCCAAGAAGAGACATTCATCCTCTCGCTTGGCGAAGGCGTAGGCGATTTCACCTGCGACATCGTCGGCGACGTTGAGGAACGAGTCCTCATCCAGCTCGCTCGAGATCGTGGTCAGCACAGCCAGCTTCTTGGCGATCAGAGAGACCTGTTCGAAGGACTGGGTGGACTCCGTAATCGCAGACGCTTCGCCAACGAAGTACGGGGTCAGAGTGTCAGCCCGTCGCGGAATGCGATGGACATCGGTCGTCATGGGACGAACACGACACTCCTGTCGGGCCACACCAAACTCCTCGCGGAGGCTGATGAGTTCGGTCTCGAAGACTTCAGGAACCAGGAAGCCGCCAGCAGAGTTGATGCCTTCGCTGTGAGCCTTCAGATGAAGTCCCTTGGACTCAATGAAGTTCATGCTCTTCCGGTTGCCACGCTGGGCGTTCAGCCAGTGACCAAAGGCAAGAGCCTTGTCCACGGCGTCACCGTTTGAGTCATTCTTGAAGTTCTTGAGACCACCCCAAACCTTGGGACGAACTGCGCGAGGAACCGGCTGGAAAGCCTTCTTTCGAGCCTTGCGGCGGAGGCTCTTCTTGAACTCTTCTTCTTCTTCCTCCTCCATCTTCTCTTCTTCTTCCATTTCGAGAGGATCGGCGGCCTTGAGTTCCTCGTCCTCCATCGGCTCCTCAGCCATCTTGGGAGCGACATGGACCTCGAGGTCGTCAGCGGTCATCGGGCTTCCATCTTCAGCGGTCACCATGACCTTGTCGAAGTAGAGGCCCTTAGCCTTGATGAAGTTCTTTGCGCCGACCTGGTCGGCGAGGTTTTGCAGGTCTTCCTTGACCTGATCAATCGTGACGATTCGCATTGGAATCCCCTTGAGAGTTGCGGATAGTTTGAAACAACGGGCAGCATCTTTGTAGCCTCTCGCCTCAAGCATTTCGCTTCTGCGTTCAGGGTCCTTGATACTTGAAAAACTTTGAAAGTCTGCGTAGCAAGCCAATCTTTGGAACAATGATCTCGATGATCGTCCTTCTCCTCCCAGGGTCTCCGATCCACTTCGTCACCTCGCTTCGGCTGACGATTCCCTTCCGGACAGCTTGCACCAAAGCGGTCCCGTTGGCTGGCAGAGGAGCGATCGAAACCTCAAGCAGCTTCCACTGTGAATAGACCTGGCTGACTTCCTGGCCATAGTTGGTCTTGTCTTCCTTTGAAGCCTTGCGGACTCCACCCTCCTTCGGAACAAATCCGACAGAGATTCCCTTGACGACTCCTTGACTGACCAGGCTTTCGATGAATTCGGGGAAGTATGAGCCCTGGAAACCCTCCGGACGCTTCGCGAACTCCATGGTCGCGTCCACCTTGTTCTTCCCCCTTTTCAAGGCCGTGACCTTCCCGACTGGCTGGGAATAGTCGTGGTTGTAGAACAGCACCGGGTTCTCTTCGAACTCGGTCGCGTCCATGCCTTGGGCAATCAGAACCTCGCCGTCTCGATCAATTGATTCAGTCGTGATGGTGGCATCAACTTTGATGCCGTCCGATTCAAGTGTTGCGTTGAGTGTCTTACTGTTCATAGTTCAGGTTCCGCTGCAAGGAAGTCACATCGACAGTTCGGGTGTACAGTTCCCTGCATGTCGCGCTTGATGGCCATCTTTCCGCCCTTCGTTCCTACAATTGTTGAACCAGCTCTCACGAACGGCTCGTCAATTGGTATCGATTTCTTGCCTTCACCAAATTCGTTCTCGACGGCTTGGCAGTATTGGCAAGCACCGCCAGCCTTAAAGAAGTGCTTCTTGGTGACAAAGCCCGTGGTCTTCCAAGCCTCGATCTGCCCCTCGTGATAGGACACCGCCGACTCAGTTCGGGCAATCACCTCGGCCCTGGCTGGTGTCATCTCTTCGTTCTCGGCTCTCAGCCTTCTTGCGATTTCTTGCGTCGACTCTCCTGTTTCGACGCCTTCCTTGAACCGCTCGACCGTCTCGTCGATGACTGAGTTGACAATTGATTCGGCTCTAATCTTTGCAGCCTCAGCCAAAATCTTGGCGATGTCAGGCTGCGCAACGGTGACTCTTTCAGATCTCAGCAGTTCGTTGAGCCTTGCGATCCCGGCATTGCTTCCACCCTTGGCGGCCTCGGCGAAAGCCTTGCTCAAATCCTTGAGCAGCTTTCCCTTTGTTCCGCTCAGTCGCTTGATGATCTTCATCGCGTCGATGATTGTGATGCCTGCGGCTTTTTTGTTTGCAGGCAGCTCGTTGATCAGTTGCCGGTTCACTTCCCTCAAGGCTTCAGCAACAGAGTCGCGTATCTTTTGTGCTGGCGTCTTTCGCTCTTGCTTCCGGATGTTCTGATCAGCGTCTCCGCCGTTGTCTGTCACTTCGGACTTGTGACGGATCAGGTCGTCGTCCAGGCCCTCGACCATGAGCCGATACTTTCGGACTGGTTCAGGCCACTCGTAAGTTTTTGGTTCTTGAGGCTTGACTGCCTTCGTGATGTCTGTTTCTTCAGGGTCATATGCCCCATCGTTTGCTATAGAGGACTTGACTTTTTTGGGATCCCAAAGCGCGAGAGTCGTGTGATTTCTCCGCCCAGCGCCAAGGCTCTCGGTGATCCACATTCCGTCGTAGCCATTCCTCTTCAGCACCTTCATGATTTCGGGCCGCTCGTAAATGAACCAGTTTCCGTGCTTGTGCTGCCCTTCATCAAGCCACTTGGTCATTGATTTGTCAGAACTTTCTGCGGCTATTCTCCTCATGACAGGTTCGACTAATTTGAAATCTCTCGGCGGATAGAACGGCTTCTGAGGAGCAGCGTATACAGGAATAACTCGGACGCCCATAGTGCTGTCGGCTTGGCCTGATCTCTCAAAACCAGTCTCTCGCCTGAGTGTTTCTCTTGCCGCAGACTGCTCTTCTCTAAATGCGTCATACCAGGCATCCATCTCTGGTCCTGATTCTGATGGTTGTCTTCCCATCCGCTCGGTTGTTCTCGTTGTCGCCTGCTCTGACAGCTCTTCCTCTCTTGCTGCAATCCTTTCGATTCTTTCTTGCACGACTGGCTCTGGAGTTCTAAGCCCTCCAGTTCCTTCAGGCCAAGTTCCTGCAAACTTTGGATCAGTCGTCAAGAAGTATGGCGCGTCTTCGTACCTGGCTGACCCTTCAAATTCATCGAAGGTCTTCTTGGTCCCGTGATAAAACTGAACAGGGCTTCCGTCCTTGTGAACAGGGCCGTCTCCAAACCACTGCTGAAACTCGTCCGTCTCGACTTGCGGATTCAGGCTGACGTTTTCAGGTCGATCTTCGTATATAGCCCCAGGATTGCGAGTGGTGTCCCGACTTGTGTCAAGAGTTCCAAACGGGACGATTCCGTCGCGATCCATGATTTCGTCTTGTTTCACTGAAACTTTTAGAAGTGGCTGGTCGCCTTCCTGCGAGAAGACATTGCTTCCAGCCTCTACCAGGTTCACCCTGCTTGGTTCGACTCTCACCTCAATCAGTTTCTCGCCATTCTTTGCTGCTTCTTTTCTACTTGTGAAAAGTTCAACTTCGGCGTCTTGTGGCCCTTCTTTCAAAAGCCCATTTTCGTCAATCCATTCTTCTCCTTCCTTTGTCGTCGCGAAATACAGGGTCACAGTTCCATCCTGGTTGACATTCAATGGGCGGCCATCTTTGTCTATTAGATTTTTCCCGTCTTGTCCCTTCGGTCCTTGCTTGTCAATTTCCTCGCTAGAAGGCCGCCCGTGTCCCTCAGCGCAATCATTGCCAGGCTTGAAACCACCGGCTCCAGTTCCGCAGTTGTCGGCTGACTTGGACATGTTTGCATCGCCTGGATCAAAGTCCCCTTCGTTGTTTGTTGCTGACTTGATCTGCCTAGGATCAAAAGCCACATACACATCCGTGTACGGGCTGAACGAGTCAGCATCGGGTTCCACTGATGTCATGTCTCGCACGTTTCTGACAATGACGCCGTCGTGCTTGAACGGTTTACGTTTGGAATTCCGATACAGCTCCGGATTGTCCATTATGTGGTTTCGTATCTTGGAACTGGCTTTTCGTAACTTCTCCTGCGCTGCCGCCGGTATGTCTTCTTCATCTCCAAAATTGAGTTCGTCATAAAACTCGTTTTGGAACCTCTCTCTGACCTGCATGAACTCGAACTCTTCGTCTGTTCTGTAGGTTGGCAGTCTGTCGATTGCCTCTGATAGTGCATCTGTCCATTCGTGGATTGAAGAGTCATCAATCACTAAAGGATTTTTGAGGCTTACATACGTTTGCAGAATAGTGCCTTCTGCAAATTGACCGGAATATGTGCTGGCGGTCGCGTTGTCCTTAGAGAAAAAGTAGGTATCAATTCCCAAAGCATCTGACCAGGCGTTCGTGGTGCCTGTATCGAACGTGTCAAACTCTGTCGCTGTTCCGTGATAGACGATCAGTGGATCGCCGTTCTCATCTACGACCTTGGAATCGCCGAACCATTCCTTGAACTCTGGCGAAGCCTGCTGCTCTCGCTGCTTCGCGTCCATCTGCTCCTTGGTCGGCCTGCCGTGACCTTCGGCGCAGTCGTTCCCAGCAGAGAACCCCCCGGCACCTGTTCCGCAGTTGTCGGCTTTGGCGATCACAAAACTCTTCTCAACTGCACCGCTTGCAAGAAGCGAAACCTCTGACGGGACAAGAACTTCCTGCTCCCCTGTCGTTGTCAGCATCCCATACGTTTCTTCTGGCTTGATTGATATTGCCGTGACAGGCTTGCCGCTCTCGCTGCTGAAATTTTCAGCAACTGCGCGATCAAAGGTATAGGAATCAAATCCAGGCGTTCCGAGTTTTCCGCCTCTATACAAGTCCACTGGCTGCTTCAGAAATTCGCTCTTCGGCAGATTGGTCAAGGCGCTGGCTTTGGCTTGGTCATACATCACATGTTGCGAAGCTGACAGAAGTTCAGGGTCTTTGGAAAGCGCCCGGACAATTCTGGGCTTGTAGTTTTCATCTCCGTTTCGAAACCATCCGCTCATGACGTTTTTCGGTTGGGCGCGTATTTTGGCGACTGCGTCCTGCATGTTTTCTACAGGCTTGTCTTTGCCATGCGTTGCTGGGTCAAACCTTGGTCCGAGTTCTCGCTCTCTACGGAACTCAGCGATCTGCTCATCCCTGGTCTTCGGCTTGTCCTTGCTGCCCTCTGGCCTACCGTGACCTTCGGCACAGTCGTTCCCTGGCTTGAAGCCACCCGAACCCGTACCGCAGTTGTCAGCCTTCTGCGTCAGGCTCTTTTTTTTATTGCCTCCTTCAGCCAACGACAACGCAAGTCTCGAGGTTCGGCTTCCCTCCTCGGCCTGGACCCATCGCCTGGCTCCCATCGACTGCAAAGCTGCGAGAGACATCTCGCGCGAGACCGTGCGAGCTGGGACGTTCACAATGACCCCGCGACCGCCTTCGGTCTCGACCAGGTAGAACCGACGCTGTGATTGTGCTAGGACTCTCAATAGTCACCCTTCCAGTCGCCATCGGATATTTCGACTTCAATGCCTTTTTCAGACAGCATGCGCGAAAGTCTCCCGCCTCTTTTTCTGTCTTCTTCAATTGCAGCAGGAGAAATGCGCACGCTTTCGATGTCATCAACAGTCACGCCTCCCCAGATCTGCGCTTCAGTCCAAGAATCCGAGTCATTTCCTTGGGTCATCTGCGAATAGATATAGTTGGTCGAGTGGGCCGCATGCGATTCGTCTTCCGAGTATTTGCCTGACATGATGCGGTCGTAGGAAATCGGAACTGGATATGCGTGCGTCGATTCAGGCGCGTCGAACCTGGGATAGTCCGGATCTTCCATTCTTTCGCCGCTGTCACCAAAGGTCACCGTGGAACGACTTAGCACGCTGTCCTTGAGAATGACCTCGACGTTCCCGAAGCTGCCTGCGCTTCCATGGCCACCTTCAAAGTCTTCCCAGTCGTTGCTTGTGAAAGCAGCGTAGACAGGTCGTTCATGCCAGTCAGAACCTTCCAGGCCCATTCGTCTCTCGATGTGTTCTCTGTGGCTAGTGTTCGCGTTCGTGCTTCGTGGAACGTCAGGATGTCCGAACGGAAGAAAACTACCGTCAAACAACACATCCCGAAGGTCTTGACTGTCGATGTGGATCGAAGCCTTTCGACCTTGCAACTCCAGCTCAAGATTGTGGTCTTTCACAAACTCGCGGAAGTCGACCATGTTGTCTTCGTCGCCAATGTTTTTGACTAGGAAAGTGTTTGCCAAATGCCGGCTTCTTGCTTCGGTTGCTTCGGGAATCTTGGTGAAGTCTGGAACGTCTCGCCTCTTTTCAGGCCAGGGTTCTGACTTGGAAGGAAACTCGAATTCTCCGTTCTCGACGTTGTAGAAACCTTGTTCAGCGGCCTCGTTGATCAGGTCGCTGTCTATCTGTTCCCAGTAGTCACTTTCTGCCTT